TCTTTCTCCGCGACATCATACCAATACCAACTAAACCAACAATCATCATAAGATATGTAGACGGTTCGGGTACCACAGTCGTGTTTGGGAGTCGGTCAAAATTGGTATTGAGAACTTGTGTTCCATTACTTTCAACAATCACGTTATCAACAAACCCGTCGAACTTATAGGGCCATTGGCTGCCCAATCCAACCCCTACACCCATAACTTGCTTATCACCATAACAGGAAACGATTTGACTAATGGTGAGAGCTTGAACGCCACCACCCCATACGGGTAGTGTGTTAGTTGAACAGGGATTAGCAGATAAACTATATCCAGCTTCATTACGATACCAGAAATTTCCATTAATCATTTCAGACGTTTGCCAACTGTCCACGTAACTCAAATCGTTATTGATGGGACGATTAAAATAATTTTCCCATACAATTTCCGTGTTGTCATCAAAAAACACACGAAAGGCTGGTGACTTATACTTCCAATCATAGAGTTGAATTCCATCCTTGGTGATATCTGCGTCCCAATTCGGATTGGAACTGCGAAACCAATCAAAACTCAAACTGGTTAGGTTGGACAATGCACCCCAGTTGGTATCTGCATACCGATAGGCAAACACCCAATCTTCCATCTTGCCCGTGGTGTGTAACTGAAGCGATGCGTCGCCTACATCACCAAACCCATAGCGAGGCTTTGCGCTAGTAACCGTAGCGTTTCCGTTGCCTTGAATAACAGTATACCACCCAAGATCTTTTTGCACAAGGTTGTTTTGTGAAACCACTTGAGCATTTGCTACTGTTGCAGTAAACGCAAGGGCAAGAACTGCGACCATAATTTTTTTCATAAATTCTCCTTAGTCCCAAAGTCCTTCGTAATATTTTCCAAAAAGACGAAACCCGTTGGTAATACGTTCTTGATACTTTGCCCGACCTTCCCAATCACATTCTCCTTCGGTTTTCCAACGGATTGGACTGATTTCTGCCCGTGAGAACCCTGGCATGATCACTCCCGTTTCAAACGGATTATTCCAATCAATTTCGGGCTTGACCTTCCAGAACTGATCTTCCCAATCAATGAGCTTACTTTCAAATGCAAAAATCATTTCATCCATTACGTAGTCCCACCGCTTGAAATGATTCTCATCCACTTGGTGTTCGCCCACCAACTTTTCCACACGGAGTTCTTCGGGAACATCTTCCATGTCAACGTCGGGTGCTCCGTGTTGCACTGAACGTAACTGTTTCAGCATCGGGACGACGATGTGAGCAAGAGTATTATCCATGCTCCATGTATCCCACGGATCAATACGAACAGAAACCTTTTGCTCCTTATCAGGATTTTTTGGGTATCTACCAATATAGACTTTCATACGCTATCTCCAGTAACAGAGGACGGAGCCGGATTTGAACCGGCGTGGGATTTCTCCAAAGGTTTTGCAGACCCGTGCTTTCAGCCACTCAGCCATCCGTCCATTTATTTTTTTATAATAAACGTTTTAAAATCATACTTCTCTTCAACTATCTTTTGCAGATTAACAGAAGCCTCTTCTAAAGTCAATGCCTCTGTGCAAATTGTTCGTAATAGTCCCTCGTGTGGAGGGAGATCTTGCCTATACACCTCAAAGCAGTATGTTAATAACTTTTCCATATTTTTCTCGGCAAACGGTAAAGCGGATGGCCGGGCTTGAACCGGCGACCTCAACTTTGGCAAAGTTGCGCTCTAGCCATCTGAGCTACACCCGCGTTGTTTTATTTCTACTATGTGATTCTTGTTTTGTTTCGTTTCTTGTATGAAAGCTTTCAAATACCAAATCTAAATCGCCATATCCCTCTTCACTGAGACGTTCCTGAACGATGTCACATGCTAGTGTAGCGAGTATTTTTTCTAGATTGGTTACTAAACTTTCATCTAACATCCGAGTGTGTTCTAACTTTTGTGGATCTTTTTTACATAACTGTTCTGCCCACGTAGCAAGATTCCACGTCAAACAGTGGGAGAGTTCATGAATTGCGGTGCTGATAATTTCATAATCATTATAACTTTTTAATGTGTTTAAATTTAGTCGTATAATAGCTTGTTTGTATTCCGGCCATGTTTCACAATCGGCGGAAGCCTTCATACTTCTAGAATATTTTACTACAATTCTCCAATCATCTAACTTTAACCACGGCTGAAGAATTTCTATGGTTTTGGCAAATAACACTTTTTTTGTTATACGTTTCTTTTTTGCCATACCACTCTCCAATTAAGGTATGCGCTCAGAGGGAGTTGAACCCCCACGGTTACCCGCCAGATCCTAAGTCTGGTGCGTCTGCCAGTTCCGCCATGAGCGCGTTTTACAGTTCTTCTGTGCTATCTAAAACCTTAAGTATCAGTTCCTGATCATTTGGTTTACAATTATTATAAATATTCATTAATACTAATTCATAGGACCAAGATCTAGTAAAAAGCTTTCTATTATACTCTTTCTGTTTTAAATAAAGATATAATAAAATACTAATTATAACTGTTTCTAATATTAATAGTATAATCATTTGCTCTCCGTTTGGTTCTCATAAGAACTAATTATGAAAAAAGGTTTTGTCAAGCCCTTGACAAGCGGTTCATATATATGTAACATTCACGAACCTTTTCATTGAGGAAAATGGTATGTCGGACAGATTAGATAAATATACGGTATTTTTAAAGCTTACCGTATGGGGCGAGTCGCCCGAAGATGCATTGGATTACGCAACTAGCGCAATTGATACATCTGATATGCTATCCCAAGATGGCATCGTAGGCATTGAGCTTATTGATGATGTGGACAGCATTGAACTGGTTGATGATGAGGATGAAACCGATGATGACGGAGAAGACGAAGAAGATTATTAATGATGTAATTTTTTGGAGCGGTATTGCCCTGACAATGGTCAGTGTATTCTATGGAATTCGTTATTATAACGAACAAACCGAGGTTGCTAGCGCAGTACGCCAAAAGTCAATTTGTCCCGCATTGCTGAGTATTAGTCGTTCCGCACGGGATACGCTGATCGTCATGAAAGCAGAGCCGTTGTGCAATGGTTTCGTTTTAGATAGTTTAAAGTAAAGGTTACTATTTATTAGTAAGCTTTATTGGAGATGTATATGAACAATAACAAACGCCGTAGTAGTTTAGGTAGCCCTTTATGTTCAACATTTGTTTTTCTATGTGGTTCTATAACAGGCGCATACTTCGGACACACGACGGGTATAAAACACGATATACTGGTTATTGGCATTGCAACTCTAGTGTTTCACCTAACACAAATTACTCCGATAAAATTGTTATATAAAAAATCAAAATAATTAAGGTTATATAAAATTAAATAACTTTATTATTGATGAGAATATACAATGATATTGGAAAGTAACATAGGTGAATTTACATCAGCAGTATATGGCACGGTAGGTGCCTTGGTGGCGGGGGCGGGAATCCAGTTCTTCAATAGACTAGCTGATAAGAAAAAGGATCAGTTAGACGAGCATATAGCACTCAGAAAAGAACTACGTGAAGAACTGGATTCCGTAAAACAAGAATTGCATTTGTTACAAGAATCACTTGACGAATGGAAGCAAAAGTATTATGCTCAAGTAGAAATAACAAATGAGTTAAAAGTTGAAGTGGCAAAATTAACTGATGAATTATCTGAATATAAACGAATCTCAGGAATTCATCATTCTAATGAAATCATAACGAATAACGGGTGGTTTGATTTAGAAGAAAAAGACTAAAACTTTTGCGCGGAAGTGTAGATGACAATTACTGAATTGGTTTTGGTAGTATCGTGTGTAATTAATATATTGACGTTGATTTTAGCATTTTTATCATTTAAAGAGGGACTGGTATTAAAATCCTCTATAAAAGAACTACAGATTGGTTTGATGACGACCTTAAACAAGGTTCATGGATTGGAGCATTTGACTAATAAGATCGGATCAAGTTTTACTGAATTCATAAATATAACAAATAATCTTGTAGACAAAATGTCGGGTATGTCTAACGGCTCTAGGCACGGACATTTATATAAAACAACAGATGGAAAATATAGTGCAACATCAATTGATGAATTGATAAATAAAATAAAAAATGCAAATGAAGAATCGCAGTATTTTTCAGATGAAGAATTAGATAAGCTTCGTAATATGTTTAGTAATGAAGATGATGACGACGATGACTTTTTAGACAATGAGGCATAATGTTACTCAACGATAAAAAAATAAAATCTTTAATAAAAAAGATTCAGAAAAAGTGTGAGCAAAAAACTTCTCCTAAAAAAGAAGAGAAAGAACAATTTGTCGAACAAAATGCATCGGATGAATTGTTTAATGAAATGAAGAAGCTTCCATTTACAGAATAGTTTTTCTTTTATTAACAATTTTTAATGTTTTTAGAAAATTTTGGTGATGGATGGAAATCTAAGTTTGAGTATAAAATTAATTTATTACTTAAACATTTTCCCGAAGTCGTTATCGAAAATATTATTCGATACCAAGGGATGTTAAGAATTAATGCCCGTGCCCTTGACAAAGACATACAATATCTTGTAAATTGTGTTGCATATAAGATTGAAAGAGAATCTGCCACCACGTGTGAGGCGTGTGGAGCAAATGCAAAAAGGGTAACAGATAAAACCTTCTTAACAGAACCAAAATGCTTGTGTTGGAAGTGCTATGCCATAGAAATAGATTCTATGGAATTGCGTAGCAATAAGTAATTTATAATTAAATGGAGTCTTCATGTTTTATACAGAAGAGGATGTGCAGCCAGCAGTTGATATGGCAGCAGAGCTTTTTGGCATCGTGGGAAACATTTCACATGAGCGTAATGCTATAAAGAATGTAATTATTACTAGTAATAAATTTGGTCATTTGTGGTATGGAGACATCGATGATACGATGGAATCAATTCGCAGTAAGTGCATGAATATTGCGCAGAAGTTCGATTTGACAGTTTCTCCAATGAATATGGTATAAAAGTCACCCCTTGACAAACGTAGAAGATCGAGTTATTATTAATGTGTTGTCCCTGATGAGTAAGGCATCTAGACAATCTTGAATACAACCTTACAATAAATTTAACAAAGAGGTTATGTATGGCTACTGATTTCAACAAGCGTTATACCGAAGCAGAGTTTTCTCGCACTGCAAGCCAGATGCGTAGCTGGCTGATGAGCCTTGCGCGTAAGCGTAGCACTCGGACGGTAACTGCTGACGATGCACACAAGTATCTTGATCGGCAAGGCATTCACCCACTCCGCGTTCGCACTCGTCTTCGCTTTATCAACTCCGTTCTTCGTTCGCCCAACTTCTCGTGTGCCGGTCGGACAAGTTCGTCCCGCCCCGCTGCAAAGGGCCGCTCCATCACGGAATGGACTATCTAACTAAATTGATAGTTTAAAAATAAAGCAGGATACTTATCAGAATAGAAATGGGAATAATTTTCTCATTTCTATTCTGGCTTTATATCTGAGATTATTGATGAATCCACTTGAAAAAGAAATAGAACGACTGAAATATGAATTAGCTGTCACCTTTCCAGAAGAAATAAAAAATGCTTTAGAACTCGGTGATTGGGGAGATAATTCGGAATTTTCTGAAATAATTGCTAGACAAAATTACACCAGTATTAGACTTAAACAATTAATTGATAGATTAAATGCGTATAAGTCTATTGATTTAAAGACTATATCAAAAGATAAAATTGGGCTGGGATCTGTGATAAAAGTTTTACATCAACAATCTAATGCAATTACAATTTATAAAATTGTTGCAGTTGAGATATCAGATACTGAAAATTCTGAACATGAAGAAGTCACCGTCAATTCTCCTATAGGAAAGGCTCTTTATGATAAGTGTGTTGGTGATGAAGTTACGGTCTATTTGCCTTCTGGAAAGAAAACCTATAAAATATTAGAGATTAAGACCGTTCATGATTGTTAGAAGTCATTGACTTTTGATTCATTGATATGTATATTTAGGTAACTAACTTACTGGAGAGCGGTTATGCACAAGAGCACGGTTTCCAAACAACATATTGTAGTAGATTTTGGACCATCTACTATCATCATGCTATCAGAAATAGTGTTGATTGGGTTAAAATTGATGAATTATATACCGTATTCTTGGACATTAGTGCTCTCTCCTATCATATTAGTTATTTTGGGAGCATCGACTATACTATTTTTTACTCTAATAAAACTCATAAAAGATAATCTTTTTTAGGGCCTGACAGGTTTCGACGGGATGTAGATGATTGAGCTTTGTGTCTCGTTTGGTAAGACGAGTAAAACAGACCAAATAAATTTAACTGGCAACTATAACTTAGCCCTCGCTGCTTAATCGCAGCCTGATGAATTAATCTGATACGACCGCATAGGGTTAATTCATTCATAGATGTGGTCTAGCCTTGATAGGAACCGTATTCAAGGTGATGTTTCGGTTCTATATTCAGTTCGCGTTTGTTAGTTGATGAAAACTGAATGAATATAAACAACTGACTACACACATAAAACCTTAATAGGAAGCAGTCTCGGACGTGGGTTCGAATCCCACCAGGTCCATTTAAAACGGTTGATGTAATATAATTTGGGAGATTTCTATGTTTAAAATTATACTACATCATATTAGGAAATGGTTTCAAAAACCTGATGTGGTTGAAGAAATTTATGCAGAAAACATTGACAGATTGTATACCAAGTGTTTAGTATTACTTCACAGAGCATCATCACTTGCACAACTTTATGCAGCGCGTCGGGTCATGAAAAAACATGAAGAAGAAGTGCTAAGACACAACAGTTTACCGTGGATGATTGATCAGCAGGAAAAGTTAAACAAACTCTGGATTCAAAAGTATAAACTTTGGAAAGTTAGGGACTAACATGCTAAACCGCCGAATCAAGAAGCTGTCTAAGTCGATGGTTACTAAAATCACTGGTCGCCAATACCTTACATGTTCTCAGTGTAACACCGAAGAAGTAGAGGTTCCCGCTGACGTGTCAGCGGTTACCTGTGCACATTGTGTTCAAAAGATGATCGCCCCGCCAGAAGAAGTGCGAGAAAAGTCTGATAAGCCGCGTGGTTGGCATTTCAAGGTATATTTCGAACACAATGGGCTGGTATATTCTAAGGGACAAGAGATTACTGATCCAGAAGATATTGCGCGGTTGAAGAAAGAATTAAAAAAGTCTAAACAATTAGCCAAGGCAACAACGGTAAAGCCCAAGGCTACAGTAAAAAGAGGACGTAAGAATGCTCGTTCTTCCAAATAGAAGTGCTGTTGTATGGGATAGATTTTTAACGGAAAATAAAGTATTAGTATACAAGTATATTGTGCGAGAGATCAAAAAGAATTTGTTTGACGACAAAGACAAAATTGATCTCTTTAAGTTTGATGACAATACCATGCATGCATGGATACCAAAAAATAAAGTATTACAAACGTTACACGAGTCCATCAAAATATTTATTTCCGCTGAAGAGTATGAATATGCCAGAAAAGCGGATAATATAATAAAACAATATTACATTGATAAACTTCTTAAAGATGTAAATAAACCAGAGGAATGATTTATGGGATTTGAAACAATACGATGCGTTGTTCTCAATTCCACATATGAACCGATATCAGTAGTCACTTCTAAACGGGCATTGCTGTTGATCCTTGAAGGAAAAGCAATCGTTGTTGAAGAACATCCGTATGTAGAAGTGAGATCGCCGTCCGTCACTTTCAAAGCTCCGGTGATGGTTGCATTAAAGGAATATGTGAGAAACCGAAAGATTTTTAAAACTACAGCAACTCTTACTCAACGAAATTTGTTCATCCGTGACGGGTATACGTGCCAGTATTGCAATCGTCATAAGTCACAGCTTCGCAATTTTGAGTTTTTGACGCGAGATCACATCATTCCCGAATCACGTGGCGGTAAGAACACATGGGAAAACTTGGTAACCGCATGCTCCACTTGCAATAACAAAAAAGCAGATTATAATTTAGAAGATACAAAACTGACCTTGCAAAAGAAGCCAGTGATGCCTACATTGTTTGAACTGTGGATGAAGACAAGTCACCGACGACTTGTAAACGTTTAAAATTTAAAAAAAGGTTATTATTATGTTTACGATTGAAAACACCGAAGAAAAGACCGAAGAAAACTATAAGAAGTTCATGGAGTATATTGAGGCAGATTCTCGTGCAGAAAATCTGAAGAAGTTATATCAGATATTCCATGATGAACTGATTAGTGCACCGGCATCTGCTCGCACATATTTTCATAACTGTTTTCCTGGTGGTTATCTTGACCACATTCTTCGTGTCACGGATATTGCACTGAAGATGGCTGGGCTGTATAAGTCAATGGAAGGACATGTAGACTTTACAAAGGAAGAACTTATCTTTTCCGCATTACACCATGACCTTGGAAAGCTTGGTGATGAGAACGGTCCTTATTACGTAGATCAAGATTCCGACTGGCACCGGAAGCGCGGTGAATTATACAAGTATAATGATAATCTTCAATACTTTAAGGCTCCAGAGCGAGGATTGGTTATTCTCCAGAGACACGGTATTACCGTAACCGATACTGAGTGGCTGACAATCAAGCTTTCGGATGGTCTTTATTGTGAAGGAAATGACTCATATCTTAAAAATAATGGTATGAAAACGAATCTCCCATACATCATTCATTGGGCAGATAATATGGCAACGCGAATTGAAAAAACCAAAAACGCGGTCGCTTTTTAAAGTAATAAAATATATATAATGGAGGATGTCTTCGGAGTCCTCAACATCGTTACCCAACAGTGGGAGCGATACTTTATACAGGAGAACACTTATGACAAAGTGGACAGTGCAGCGGGTTCCCGCATCGGTTATTGAGAAAGAATTGGAATTCAACCGTGATAATTTGCTAAACACGTTTGATAGGTTTTTTGATGACGCGTTTCGTGGTCAATTCCCTGATCTTTATAAGGGATTTGGAATTGAACCGTTCAGTAAGGCGGCATATCCAAAGGTTAATGTGTTGTCGTTTGATGACAAAGTTCAAATTGAAGCAGAAATTGCAGGATATAACAAAGAGGACATCTCAATTCAGATTGAGGATGATGTTTTAAGTATTGTTGGAAAGACTGCACAGCAAAGTGAGCAAACTGATAAATCCGTTTATCTACTTCGTGAATTGAAGCGTAGCTCTTTCAGTCGTTCTTTTAGGCTCACCGACCAGCTTGACGCCGATAAGGTGGACGCAGCATTCAACAATGGGTTACTTCATATTACTATTCCACGAAAGGTTCAAACTAAGGAGAACAAAGCGAAGACTGTGGTAATCAAGTAATTAAAACTTAAAAAAATGGAGGTCTAGTATGTGTGGATGTAATCATTGCAATTGCGGCTGTTCCACCATTAACATAACTGACTAACGGGGAGGTGATCCTTAACAGTTATGTTCAACTAGTAACCCTTATTACTATGGAGAATCAGCACGACTAGGGAGCACACGTTCTCTAGTCGTGTTCACTTGAGACATATATGAATACACGTAGCTCATTGATCGCCGTTACATCACTCACTGCAACGTTTGTTGCACTGTGTGCCGCCTTATTTTCTGTTACTGGAATAGCAAAACTATTTGCCGGAGCAGCATTGAGTGCGGGTATAATGGCAGCAGCACTAGAACTTGGAAAAATTGTCAGTATTTCTTTTTTATATCAATATTGGACAGAAATCCCAAAAACTCTTAAGTATTATTTATCAGTTGCTGCGGTAGTATTAATGGTTATTACGTCGGCTGGTATTTATGGTTATTTGTCATCTGCATATGCCAAGGTTGCTGCTACTCCATTGACGTTGAATGCGGATATTGAAACAATGGAAGGGCGAGTCAAAAGTTTAGAGCAAGATATTAAACGAAAAGAAGATAGACTTAATCAATTAATAAATCTTCGGTCCCAACAAGAAACTCGTTTGGATAATATGGTATCCAAATCGACAACGGGAAATAGTTCTACTATTCGCTCGGCACAAAATGCACTGACTGCAGCAGATAAAAATGTTACTGCGTTGCAAAGTGAAATATCCAACCTTTCAGCCCAGAGGGATAGTCTCAATGGAATCAGTATTAACAAACGTGTGCAAATTGAAACAAATGGTGATATCGGAACTTTCGTCTATATTGCAAAAGTATTGGGCACTGACCTTGATACGGTGGTCAAATGGTTCACGCTCGTCATTGTTTTAGTTTTTGATCCGTTAGCGGTTGCGCTTGTTGTTGCAGTTAATTTTTTAATTAAAAACAAATCAAAACATGACATTGTTTTGCCTGAATTAACGCAGGAACCGGAAATTGTGGTGGGAGAATCTACAGAAGCGGAAATTCAGCCACTAGATTCGGTAGTTGAAGAGCCATATAAAATATATACTGAACCTGAGCAACCCATAGTTCTACCAAATGATCCACAATATTATACTCGTGGAGATTTTGACTGGTCGAATGAACGCATGTGGAAAACAAATCCTAGTGCAGTTGAGTATTATAATAGAGAAATATTACCAAGAAGAATGGGATCTTGACATTTTATTGGTAAACTGTTAGATTTAATACAACTCAACCAAGGTTACGTTTATGTCGCATAACGTCGGTTATTGCTGCATCAATCTTACTCTGCAAAAGTCAGACAATATCACGACAAATCGTGATATGATTCAACGCACATTTCTTGAGCGCGGTGTTTCATATGCGTCTGAGCTTGCTTTGCAAAATTCACGTGATTTAATCAAAATACTAGAATGGAATGCCGCAAACAATATCAAAGTGTTTCGCGTTTCTTCTGGTATTTTTCCGTGGAATGCAAAATACGAATTGACAGATCTTCCCGATTATGATGCAATTGCACATAATCTTAAGATTGCCGGTGACGTTGCACTTAGAACGAATCAGCGATTGTCGGCACACCCTGACCACTTTGTCAAGTTAGGATCTGAAAAGCCAACTGTCGTAGACAATTCTATTCATGATCTTGAGCACCACTCGGCTGTATTTGATCTCATGGGGCTTCCTGCATCACACTATGCTCCACTCAATATTCACGTTGGTATGAACTTTTCCACTGACACAGTAAACCGTTGGCTTGCTGCATATGATCGCCTTTCTGATAATTGTAAAAAGCGTCTCGTTGTAGAAAATGACGATAAGTCATCCGCATTTTCTGTTCGGCAACTGTATTACCATTTATACAAAGCTATTCATATACCGATCACGTTTGATTACTTTCATCATCAGTTTCATGACGATGGCTGGATTGAAAAAGATGCACTAATTACTGCAGCATTTACGTGGGATGTTAGACCACTATTTCATTATAGTGAATCCAAAAACTTAAATGAAAATGTATCTGGTAATCCACGAGCACACGCAGATTATGTGTTTAGCCGAATCAATGATTATGGTATGAATATTGATGTTGATCTAGAAGCAAAAGCAAAAGAACTCGCCCTTTTCAAATATAGGAGTTTAACATGATGATTAGTTTCGCCGTAACGACACACAACGAAGGACAGTATGTTCAAGACCTTCTTGATCAATTGGTCCCCTATTGTGAAAAAACCGGTGATGAAATTGTCGTGGTAGATGATCATTCCACGGATCCATTTACAATAAACACGCTTGAAGGATATGAGCGGTCTGGTGCAATCAAGCTACACCAGCATGCATTAAATGGTGATTTTGCAAGCCACAAAAACTTCTTGACAGAACAGTGTGCTGGTGATTATATTTTTCAAGTAGATGCAGATGAAACGTTTAATTCTACGTTATTAACATATCTTCATGACATCGTTGACAACAATACCTCTATTGATTTGTTTCTTATTCCTCGTGTTAATGTGGTCAGTGGACTAACTGACGAAGATATTCGTCGTTGGGGCTGGCAGGTTAATGAACAAGGATGGGTCATGTTTCCAGATTATCAAACGCGGTTATATCGGAATCATGTAGATATTCGGTGGGAAGGAAAGGTCCACGAACGTATCGTTGGATACAAGACAACAGCACCTCTCCCTCCAGAAGAAGAGTGGGCACTCTATCACATCAAAGATGTTGACCGCCAACGAAAGCAGAACGATTATTACGCAACAATTCAGAGGTAACCATGAGAGGAATAGCACTCACATATGATGACATTACATTGATTCCACGATATAGTGAAATTGAGAGTCGTCAAAAAATTGACCTCACAACAAGGTTAACTACTAATTATAATATTAGGATTCCGTTGATTGCTTCTCCAATGGATACTGTGTGTGATTCCGAAATGGCTATTGCTATGGCAGAATTGGGTGGCGTAGGGTGTATTCATCGATTCAATAGTATTACTGACCAGATGAATGAGGTTATGTTGGTTGCGAAAAAACTACATACTTTTTTTCTGATGCAATCCCAAGTAATTCCCGTTATGGCGGCAATCGGAGCAAATGGTGATTATCTAGAACGGGCACAGGCCCTTGTTTCTGCTGGTGCAAACGTTATATTAATTGACGTAGCACACGGACATCACAAACTTGTTAAGGAAGCAATTAACACGTTAAAATATCAGTTACCAACACATGTTGATATTATTGCCGGAAACGTTGCAACAGCACATGCTGCAGCGGATCTTGAGGAGTGGGGAGCCGATGCAATTCGGGTGGGAATCGGTGGAGGATCATTGTGCACTACTCGTATTAAAACAGGGTTTGGTGTTCCTAATGTTACGTCACTAGACCGTTGTGCCAACGAAGTTACGGTTCCAATTATCGCGTGTGGTGGTATTCGGAATAGTGGAGACATTGCCAAGGCATTGGCACTTGGAGCAAGTTCGGTGATTCTGGGTTCACTTCTGGCGGGAACAAAAGAAGCTCCTGGAGCAATCATTGAGAAGTCAACTGGGTTATATAAGAGATATCGTGGGGCTGCTTCATTGGAGACGAAGACGGTTCACGGTCAAGCTACTCGAAATGTAGAGGGTGAGTCTACTATCGTTCCGTTCAAGGGTAGCGTAAAATTCGTTGTGGAGGGGTTGTTGGATGGTTTACGATCTGCATTATCCTATGCGGGAGCAAACAATCTAACGGAGTTCAATCCAGACTATATACAAGTCACAAATGCCGGAATGAACGAGGCCCGTCCCCACCTTCTGTGAGGAATTTATGAAAAAACTTATTGTAGCACTTGTAATTTTAATCAGTTCTGTGTATCTTGTAGATAAGCTTCCAAATGTTACTGTTACACCTATTCCGAAGTCTAAACCTACACCGGTTGAAATGTTTATGGATCGCATTGCGTCAATTGAGACTCCCGGCGGAACCCATAGAACAGTCAACCAGTTCGGGATGATGGGACGATATCAGTTTAGTCCATCTACTGTTCGGGTTTTAGGATTTCGGGTAACGCAACAACAGTTTCTGAATAACCGACAGATTCAAGATACTGTGATGTTGCGATATATGAAGGTTAACCATCGCGAATTGTCGTGGTATATCAGCCGATATAGCGGAAAAGTGGTCAATGGAGTCAAAATTACTCGTGCTGGTATTCTCGCAGGAGCACATTTTGCGGGAAGTGAGGGAGTAAAAGCATTCTTCCGCAACGGAAGTAATAGAACAGATGCAAATGGAACGTCAGTAGCAAAGTATATGTCAAGATTTAGTAATTTCCACCTTCCAGAAATCTAATGAATGTATTGATTATTGTGCTAAGTATAGCAGTTGTTGTATTAGGTTACACAACATGGAATTTATTGAAAAAAATTGAATTTTATGAGCAAAGTGTTGAAGAATTTTACTCTTCGTTGAGTATAGTTCTTCACACTATGCGCTCATTAGATGAGAAAAAAATGTTTGAAACAGACGACGAAGTGGGTGAAGTGTTTTCACAGTTAGTGGAGATGCTCAACACACTTCGTCCATTACTTTATGGGATACAACTTAATGAAGAAGAAAACTGATTTAGAAATTCGTAGGGCCAAGCTGGGTAAAATGTATTTTACCGATGATACAGAACGCGCAATTGTAGAGTTTAACAAGTCTACTGACTTAGACGAGCGAGAAATTATATTCCGAGAAAGAATACACCCCGCCATTGATAAGTTAGCAGAAAATATCATCAACCGATTCAAGTTTCCTTACATTGACGGAAGTTTTGACGATGTAAAGAATCAAGTGGTAGCATTTTTGGTGTTAAACTTGCACAAATATACGGAAAACAAGGGCAAGGCATTTTCCTATTTCTCAGTAGTCGCTAAAAATTACTTAGTATTGAACAATAATAATTCGTATCGTGACGAACTGCGTTCCACGTATATTGTAGACTCTTCTTCTGAAGAGTCATTTTTGTTGGATGAAGTGCTGACAACAAAGCCAGAGATAGAATCAAGTCAACGCGATACCAGCGACTTTATGGAACTGCTGATTCAATATTGGGATTTTAATTTAGAACGTATTTTTAAGAAAAGACGTGATCGGGACATTGCAAACGCTGTAGTTGAATTGATGAAAAGAGCAAACACAATTGAAAATTTCAATAAAAAAGCTTTATATGTCTTGATACGTGAAATGACCAACAATAAGACAGTACATATAACGAAAGTTATTAATAAAATGAAACTTCATGTGCTTGAGCAAATGAAAGAATATCGTAGAACCGGTTATATCAGTGATCCGTCTATGATTTTCACATATAATCAAGAAAAATAGCTATTTATAAATTAGACTTTTGAAGTAGGTGTTTTTTATGAGCATGGAAACTGTAATATTTGATGGAAAAACGTTGGCCGATATGTTTTCCGACGTATATAAAAATACAAATTCAAAAAGGGAACAGATTAACCAATTTGTTACCAATTTTGTAAAATTGATTAAAACTCCAGAAGATGCAGCGGTATTGGGACCAGTTATAAAAGATTTTTTGGAGGTAAATGTTAAAAATGACGAACATATAGTTCGATTGGTGCAGATAGCACAGAGACTAGTTTCAATTAATACGAAAACTAGCTCTGGAGGCGACATTCTTTCAGAAGAAGAAAAGGCACAGTTGTTAAAAAATATAAAAACCGATTTTGAAATGGTTATTTCTGAACAAGATGACTTAGAAGAATCTATTCAACGACTGAAGAAATAATATGGCATCGGGAAACAGATATGTTTATAGAGGTAGACCTGATGGTTTATTGACAACCTCTGCTGGATCGGACTCTGCTAGGTCCGTTACAGATTCATATTACGAAGCACTTGTTGTGGATGTGGTTTTAGATCAGTTTCATCCACAATATGCAGTCGATGGATATAATGTGGGGGCAATTAAGGTAAGAATTTTTTCTGTCCACGACAGCAGAGATGATGACATATTAGATTGGGCAGATCCACTTGATTCTACTATACAAGAAATGCCATTGATTGGAGAATTGGTGATTCTTAAAAAAATTTTGGGAAATTTCTTTTACATGAGAAAAGTAAACATAGCACATAGGTTACAAGAAAATGCTATGTTAAATCTCAATAAAATTATAAATCAGCGTCCAGCAAAATTAAATTCAAAAATTGCATCAAGTAATAATGAGATAAACCCAGAACCACATCAACTTGGTAGATATTTTAAACCAGACAGTCGCGTCAGACCACTTAAGCATTTTGAAGGTGACGTTTTAATCCAAGGACGTATGGGACATTCCATACGATTTGGATCAAGTCAAATAGACCCAAGTAGCAAAGGGATGGCCCCTAATATATTATTACGCACAGGCCAGGCGAGAGACGTTGAATTTAATGCATGCACCAGTGACAAAATATTTGGACTTATTTTAGAAGATATCAATAATGACGTTTCTTCAATCTGGATGACTTCAGATCAAGTGATTCCATATGAACCAACAATTGTTGACGCTGGATCGTTTCATAGATCATTAAAAAATGCACCGAATCTATATAACGGAGGGTCTATAATTATCAATTCTGACCGTGTAGTATTAGGATCCAAGAAAACTCATATATTGATGTATTCACAAGAAGAAATTTACTTAAATAGTTTTAAAAATACATCAATTGATACGGATAACAATATTATACTTACCGCCAATGTAGATATACGAAACATGTCTGGAAGAAATATTGATAATATTGCTGATCGGGATTATACGCTTAGTGTTGGAAATGATATTACCATAATAGCTACTAAAAATTTTTCACTGGTAGCCGATAAGATTTTCTTAGGAAGTATAGGAGATGATTCTGAACCAATGGTTGGAGGAATTAGTTTGTCTAAATGGCTTGCCCGTTTGATTTTAACATTAATGGGAACTCCAACTTCTATTTTGCCGTGGACAACACAGCAGACAACCGTAGTGCCCCCACCAGTTCCTGGAACTGCAACTGCTGCACACACACTTTTTCCAGGGATTCTCGGTCCAGAAGTACTGACTGGACTTATTAAGTTATATACGGAATTAGTAATACCAAATTCTGGACAAAGTATACCCAGTGCATTTGCAGGTGCCCCTTTCAATAGTGGAGATAATTTTGTGAACATGGGAAATGAACTTCCAAGTATACAAAAAAATAATTTTAAATCTGGAAAAACTGCAACTGTTAAAAACAACAGTTGGGCTTTACCTGATCCTTCTTACAGAGCTGTGTAATATGGTAAACGCAATTGACGCTGCCATACAATCTACAAAAGCAAACGCCTCTGGGATAGCCTCGTCGGCAGCTTCTTCGGCAGCGGCAGCAGCCTCGGCTGCTGCGGCAGATGCTATAGCATCAAAACTTCCATCGGGAGCAGCAGATAAATTAAAAAAATTACCTCTTACGAAAGATCCTGAGTTGTTAAAGCACCAATTGAAAGCGGAAGGACAAAAGGTAGTAGGCGAAGCACAAGAAATGCTTCAACAAGAAGTGGATAGGAAAACGGAAGGGCTTAAGGATAAAGTTGCATTGCTTGCATCTTTATCGTTGGGAGCAGTTTCTTTGTATGTAAAACTTGACATTATAGATCCGAAGGTAATTGCCACTAAAGCGTTTTTGAAAGCACAACAAGAATTTAGAGAAATAAAACAAAAAGCAAGTAGACAAAATTTAAAAAAAGCAAAAGAAAGTTTTACTTTTCCGATGAAACCACCAACGTCTCTGTCAGGAATTCCAAAAATTCCAGAAGTTCCTAAGCTACCAACGCTCCCGAAACTTCCTTCTATTCCAAATATTTCAAATTTACCATCTGCTCCAAATATTTCCGATATTATCAACCGCAATAACCCTTGATCACAGGATATTCTTATGGACAAACAACTACTGAAGGCTTACATAAAAACTATAGTGGAAGATGAAGTCAAGAGAATTCTTCCAGAAGTATTGGCAGAAGCAGTTTCTGAAATAAAACAATTATCTGAGAATAAGCGCCCTGCCACCCAAACCCAGCCTCCTAAAAAATCAACACTTGACAGAGGTAGATTGGCCGAACTTATGGGTATGACATATGATGGTGAGACAATCAGAGCCAATACAGGTGGAATGGCGGTTCCCCTTCCAGAAAATGCCCCTCGTGACGCAGATCCGGAAGTAGTCAAGGCTATTACAAAGGACTATTCACAATTAATGAAGGCGATGAAGATCGTTTGAGATAGTATATGGCACAAGCTATAGGAGTTACATTACCCATTCGTATGGGAAATACAGGATATTTTGAACAATCGTTTGATACCCTCACCCAAGTTAAGTCAAACTTTATAAATTTGATACTTACTAGAAAGGGGGAACGTGTTCATCAACCTGATTTTGGATGCGGAATACACGAATATCTCTTTGAACAACTAACTCCCGAAAACATTGAAGGGGCACGGTTATCGGTGGTAGACGCAGTAGAAAAATGGATGCCATTTCTAGAGCTTGTTCAGTTTGAATTGGAAACGGGTCCAACCGAATTAGATAATAATACACTTCGTTTATATGTTGGATATAGACTCAGAAAAAACCCAAACATCAGAGATACGGTCATTCTGACGTTTTAGGAGATAATCAATGGCGGTGAATCAATCAATTACAAAAAAATTTACACCTAATTTTAAAGATGTAAATTACCTATCAAAAAATTTCCCCGAATTCCGTCAAAATTTGATTGAATTTGCCAAAGCGTATTATCCAAATACTTATACTGATTTTAATGAAGCATCTCCAGGTATGATGTTCATGGAAATGGCAGCATATGTTGGTGATGTATTATCATTTTATATTGATAATCAATATAAAGAAAATTTATTATTATTTGCAAAAGAGAGACAGAATGTCATCGCGATATCACAGGCTCTTGGATATAAGCCTAAACTTACGGCTACTTCTACTGTAGAAGCAAGTATACATCAAATGGTTCCGGCGTTAGGAGCAATAAACAATTACGAACCGGACAAAAGATTTTTTTTAAGAATTCTAGCAAATTCTAAATTTTCTACAAATACTCCACCGATTCAATCGTTTAGATCAATTCAAGATGTAGATTTTTCCGACGCATCTGATAGATCAATTAGAGTATTATCTAGAGATGCTAACAATGCACCAACAATGTATGTTGTTTCTAAAAAAATAAAATTAGTATCTGCTGACGTAAAAACTATATCATATACGTTCGGCTCTCCGCAAAAATTTACGAAAGTTGAAATTCCAGATACAAATATAGTTTCAATTATTAGTATTGTTGATTCTGAAAATAATAACTGGTATGAAGTAGATTATCTCGGTCAAGATTTGATATTAGAAGAACGAAATATTGGAACTAGAACCGCCGATGGATTCCTTGCAGAAGACACAATGGAATTGAATTCGCTGCCACCTGCAAAGCTTGCCGTCTTGCGGAAAAAACCACGTCGATTTACTACTCGTATCAACTCTGCTTTAAAAATGGAATTGTGGTTTGGTTCTGGGACAAATAATCTTGATGATGAATTAGTTACGTTAAATTCCGGACAGATCGCGAACTCAAAATATAATCAAGGTGTTGCAAATACTAGTTTAGATCCTTCTGACTTTATAGAAAGTGATACATTTGGCTTGGCCCCATCAAATACAACATTAACAGTGACTTATCTGGTTGGTGGCGGGGTTGATTCAAATGTTCCATCTAATACAATCACTCAAGTTGATGTTCCACTAATTTCTAATTTAGGATCGGACTACTCTCCAGCGGAACAAAATTTATTTGCACAAGTAGTGGCAAGCTTGGCAATTCTTAATGAAGAGCCTGCGCGTGGTGGCGGTGATGTTGAAAGCGTAGAAGAGATTCGTCAAAATGCTCTAGCATTTTTCAACGCACAAAACCGCGTGGTTACAGATAAAGACTATGTGGTTCGTTCATTGGCAATGCCATCAAAGTTTGGGCAAATATCCAAAGTGTTTGTTGTTCGCGATGAACAAATTAGTCAGATTGAATCACAAGATTCTGGATCGTTGGTAGTGAATAATGATACTGATCCGTTTAATAATAGATCATATGTATATAATCCGGTTGCTCCCAACTCTATTAATTTGTATGTGTTAGGATATAACGCAGAAAGACGCCTCGCACCATTGAATACGTTAGTTAAGAAAAATTTAGCAAAATATTTGGAACAATATCGTATGCTGACTGATGATGTTAACATCATAGACGCATTTGTTGTCAACATTGCAGTAGAATTTCATATTGTTGTATATAGAAATTATAATATGAATGATGTGGTAGCTAGATGCATTGACTCAATCAAAGAATTCTTTGATATAGATAAGTGGCAAATTAATCAACCTATAATAATGAATGATTTGCGACTGACTATTGGATCGGTGGAGGGAGTGCAAACTGTTAGTGATGTTGTTATCACCAACAAGTATAAGTTTCAAGACGGTCGTGATTATTTTGAATTCCGGTATCCGATGGATGAGGCAATAGATGACGATATCATTTATCCATCGCTTGACCCGTGCATTTTTGAAATACGATATCCAGAAACGGATATTGTTGGATACGCTAGACAATAATTGAGATAATATATGAGAACATTTTTATCTTCTACTCAAGATACAACGATATATCAGCGTTATCCAACAATTAATACTGGTTTGGATGAAATTCTTGAAGTTGGTAAATTAGTAAAGCCATTGGATGGAGACAACATGTATGCGTCTGCATCCGCTAGAATATTGATTACTTTTGATATACCATCACAGCAGCAATACCCAACTAGTTCCAAATATTATTTGAATTTGCGAATCGCAAATGCAAAAAATGTCAAGCGGTATCAAAAATTAGAAGTATATCCCGTATCTCGTAGCTGGATAGAAGGTAGTGGGTATTTTTATCAAGATGTGGAAAACGCAGAAGATGGTGCCACGTGGCAAGACGCAAACGAATCAGAATACTGGACAGTTTCCGGAAGTGATTATGTAACAACCGTGAGTGGTTCATATACGTTATCAAGTGTTCCCGTTGAAGATATTAAAATTGATGTAACCAATATCATTTCAAATGTGGTATCAGGTTCGAATGATTTTGTTTGGAACGGATTGTTAGTTAAATTTCCGGACACCGATGAAACAAGCTCACTTAATAAAGGAAATATCAAGGTATTTTCTGGAAATACACATACTGTATTTGCACCGAAGTTAGAAGTGGTGTGGAATGATCAAGAATTTTCTACGGGTAGTTTGAAACCATTGCGTAGCAGTAATATATCAGTTCTGCCAAAAAATTTAAAAGAAGGATATACTTTCGGAGAAGTTGACAAAGTATATCTTGTAGTAAGAGATAAGTATCCAGACAAGCGATATGACGCAGCGCAACGATATCGATCAATGTATTACTTGCCAACATCTTCATATTTTAGAATAACTGATCAAACATCTGGTGTTGTGTTATATGATTTTGATCAATATTCTGGAATTAGTTGTGATCCAACGGGTTCATATTTTATACTAGATACATCTGCATTTGAAATAAATCGGTATTATACGATTGACATAAAAATTAAATCGGGAAGTCTTACATTCTTCCCAGAGTTTAATTACTCATTTAAGGTAGATACAGATGAGTAATATTTTAGAGTCGTTTGTTCCAAAATTTTTGGTAAACTTAAATAAAAAAAACGATGATATTATAACAGTATCTACGAGAAACTTTTCTCCGGAAGGAGATGTGTATGTAGTAGATACTCGTGTATTATCACCAAGTGTTATACAAACGACGCAATCATTACAAGAATTGCAACCAGAAATATCTAATGTGTATCCGTATAAAGTTGTTACGCCGTTAGATTATGATGGTTCTACAATTATTATTAGTCCGAGTATAGACACAATACCAACTGCATCACAGGGATACTATGCTCCAATTTATTTTGAAAGGTATAATGCCGATGTTATTAAAAATATAGATAAACGTTTTACCGAATTATCTGTTGTCATTACACCGCCAACCACGGCAGAATAAGTATGCCAAATCAATATAATTTTAGAAGTGATATAACAACCAATACAAATCCAAGATTTCTAGCTTCTAGAATTGTAAAGATTCCAGAAGAATTGATTTTGTATGAGGAAATTCCTGCAAGTTTTGCATATGATGCGGATGATAATATTGAATTACATTTTTATGTTATACCATCAAACGAATTATTGTTGAGTGCGTTGGTTAAGTTGGGAGATGGTATAGTTAAAACACATTTAGTTGAATACGTAGATAGAACTTATAAAAACTATGTGCGTATAGATTTTACAAAACTATTTTTAGATAAAAATTTAATACTTGTTCCAGGAGATTATAAAGTTTCTATAAACTTTTTTTCCGATGAAATTGGTGCGTATGATAATAAAATTTTAAACATAGATGCTATATCAGAATCAAGAACTGAGGTTCAGCTTTCGTTTAATAACACGGTGGATCAAGTCAGTATAGAAGAAAATAATCGCTTGGCAAAAGAATTTGTAGAAAAATCTTTTAATAAGGTTGATGCAATTGGTGCTGCTCAAAAAATATTTAAATCCGGCGTTGAATTAAATGATCCAACCGAAGGAGTTACTGCTACGACTGTAATACAGAATGTAGAAGTTGTTGATGGGCAAACCTATGAAAATACAGTCGGTAGAATTGATAAAATTCAAGCACGAGAACAATTTGAAAAAGATTTGAATGATTTCATAGTAGATTTATATAAAACTATAGTAGAAGAAATAGTTATTATTAATGACGAGCGGATTCAAGAAGATGAATATCAATCGTTTATACAAGCTGTGGTTGATAAAAAGTTAGAAAGTTTTAGGAAAACTGTTGATACTAGAATTCAAGTAAGTTAATATATGGCAAAACCGTTTAATTTAGGCAAATTTATTAATCCACTAATAACAGAAGAAGACTCGCAACTTACCGGTGGCGGGGGTGGTAGTGGTGGTGGCGGTGGTATAACCCCAACACCAACCCCAACTCCAACATCAACCACGGGTAATTCTTCAGCGGACGAATGTTCTATAGTGGATCAAAACTGTCCAAAGGGATATGTTTGTCAGCTTGTATCATCTGGTGGCGGGGGGTTGGGATTTTTTGCTGTTCCTACGTTTAAAGCAAAATGCGTTCCTGTTCCTGCACCAACTCCGACTCCAACACCAACTCCGACTTCTACGGGAGATGATACAGGGCGTGCAAAAATTCGTTGTTGTGGACCAGCAACTAATAATATTTGCGGAGAAGTAAGCGGAACATCATGTCCCCGAGGAACAGCAGAATGCGATACGGCAGGAACATCATGTAAGAAAGACACTACATGTATAGTAGAACCAGTTGGACCAACCGAATGTGACGGAAAAAATGTAGTTCAGCCATACAGAAACACTGATTGTTCAATTAAACCAGTTCTTCTTAATACATGTTCAGAAAAATGTCGTAATGGAAAATGTGAAACTGCTCCAACTTGCACAGAAGAATTTATAGGTGAAAAGGGATGTTCCGATGGTAATGTTGTAAGAACATACAGAAAATCTGATTGTTCAACGGAAGTTAGAACGATTGAAGTATGTTCAAACGGATGTAAAAATGCACAGTGTAATAACTGCCGACCCAACAAAGAGTTTTTGGGTTGCACGGGTTCAACCGGAAGATATGCAAATGGGTCGTGTGGAGAGAACACAATTTCCGGTGATCCACGATGCACATGCGTTCCAAAAAATCCTCCGATACGAACATGCGAAGGAACAACGGGTGTATATAATGATGGGTGTAGCGAGATTCCGGAACGAAAACTCAATGACCCCGCATGTATAACATGCACGGCTGGGTATGAATGTGATGGAACTACTGCACGTGTATTTGATGGAACTAAAAACGCTGATGGCACATGTAAGTCAACAAATTCTCTAAATGATAGTCGGTGTATTCAGCAGTGTGGCGGTAATAGATTTGGGGTATGTCCACCAAATCAAATATGTATTCCGATACCACGCCCTGGCATCGGAATAGAATATTTCTGTGGAACTGGTGGGCCAACTCCTACTCCTACACCAACCCCAACATCAACTGGTGGCGGTGGTGGTGGAGGAGGTCAAGCACCAACACCCACGCCTACACCAACACCCACGCCTACACCAACACCCACGCCTGTTTTATGGAGAAATTGTATAGATGGAAAGCTTAACCCGTCTCCGGTTCCATCTGATTATAAATTAAGTAACTATTTAGGTATTGGTGGGGGAGTATGTTGGGAACCACGGACAATTGTTAGTTTTGAACCTGATTTAGCAACCGCGTTTAATTTTGTATATCAAAGAGGTTCGGAAAATTATCAATCACCGATTTCCGTGAAGGCGATGAACCCAGCATATGCTACTACATATGAAATTTCATTTGAGACAAACTCAGAAATTTCTATAAATCCACCAAAATTTACGGTTTCTCCTAGAAATTCAACTACATTTTCTTTAAACGTAATGCCCTCCTTGTATGAAAAGTTAGGAGATGGGGATTCGGCACTAAAGTTAAATGTTGATATAAAGGAAGTATAATATATGCCGATTAAAACTTCTACAACAGGAAATATTCCTTATCTAGAAAATTACGATCCATTTAAATTATCAAATGGAATTGTAGAAGCTAGCACTATTTCTGATATGATAACGTATGATATTAAGCCACGAGACGTTTCTACAAATATAGATTACGTTTTGGGCTCTGAGGATTTATACGTAGAGACGTTGAATATTAAAAATATAACCACGAATGCAAACATAGAAATAACAGTTAGATATTTCAAAAATCTTTTTTTTATAGATTACAAACAACCGTCAGATACACGTGATGTGGGAACAGAACTTAAACAAATAAAAACGATACTTTCTGCCGGTTCAACTGCAACATTTGATATTGTGTTAAACAATTCGTTAATTGATGCGGGAATATATACAAATTCGGTAAGTGCTAATTTAGTAATAGTTGCGAGAAATTTGCAAAATGGTCAGTTGATTACAAGACGCTCAGATGCAGTGTTATATACCGATCAATATTTTCCACAACGAGTGAGAATAGAATAATATGCCACTGCCCGGATACGAAGAAATTCCAGAAGATCGTGCACGATCTTATGAAGAAAGTAATAATATACCATCAAATTATGTTCGTATAAGAACTGTGATTGGTGGATTTGTTTGGGTAGACGAACAACGTTTTCCACAAACTGCCGCTGCTTATAGAAGTGGTCAACTTACAGGAGGAGAACCAGCCGCCGCATCTGGAGTATATTTGCGAGTGTTACCCAACCAAATATCATCACCAGTAACAGACAACACCCTTCCACAGAGCCCTGTTCAAGATCAAGTAAATTCATTTACAGGAACGTCATTTGCAGACGCAACTCCGAACAGACCAAAAGTAAATGTTCGGGCAACATTTCCTATTAATGTAAAAATACTTCCGGCACAAACTAGTGAACAAAGAACTTCATGGCAGTATGATTTTGATGTCAATATTATTCCTATTAATGTCAACATTTCGGAACCGCTAATCACAGCCTCATTTGGATTCTTAAATTCAATATTAAACAATTATGTTGATGAGGAACGTGAGTTAAAAACGTTATTAAACTATGGTGACGATAAACAAACGGTTGCTCTTGCGTATCGATATGGTCCACAAGATGTCAATGGCGTAAACACAGTTCAATTAAAACTACTACAGCCAGTTCCGGAAGAAATACAACCAAACTCTTCTGTATTTTTGAGTAGAGAAGTTGCGAAAACTATAATTGATAAAATTAGAGTAAGATTTGCACCACCATTAAACACAACACCGTATCTCAGACCAAAAAACTTAGGTGCCGTGGCTAATTTGAGTCTCGGAAAAGTATTAAACAATGTAACATTAAAGGTGTTGTCACTGCAGACGGGTTCCGTTAGTGCAGAAGATCTTTATAAGAATAAAACTTTTGAAGATCAAATTTTTAGAAGATGGTATTCGTATGATTTCAATTCATCTGAATTGAATTTGGACTTTACCGATTATAATAATTTTGTATTTTATGGATCTGCTGCTATGAGACTCGCGGCATTCCGTGAAAAATTAAAACTTATAGAAAATATAGAAACTAATCGAATTCAATTTTTATCATCATCCGTATATACCGCACAATCATCGTCTGCAGCGGCAATCTTTATTCAAGATAAGAGTGCGCAATATGCAAAAGAAAAAGAAGATATCATTCGTTCATTTGATCGCTATGAACAATATTTGTATTTTACATCGGGAACTGTGGCACCATATACCGCCTCGGCATGGTATGCTGATGGAGGTGTAGAATTTAATTCGTCCTCTTATTGGCCGAAATCGGGAAGCGTAATTGCTCCTGTGTATAGTGCAATATCAGAGGAATGGTATGATTCTCAAAGTTTGATTGCGCAGAGATTTGATGAATTTAACGAAAACAATCTAGTCAATACAATTCCGACACATATACGAGAACATGACGAGAATGCACCATATATAACATTTGTTTCAATGATTGGGCATTTCTTTGATACACTAAAGCCATATATTGATCAGTATCAGTATATATATGATCGTTCATTGGATCCAAATACTGGATTGTCAAAAGACTTGGTTAATGAGATTGCGGAAGCTGTTGGCTTTACAATGCCTACAGTTAACTCAATCTATAATTTGGCAGATAATATTCTTGGAACACAGGAAGATCAGCCACGCAGAGATCTTACGGCAGAAATTTATAAGAGATTATTGCATAATTTGCCATTCTTTGTCAAATCAAAGGGTGCAAAAACATCTCTTCAAACATTAATAAAAGCACTTGGATTAAGTAATCAATTAATTTCTGTAAAAGAAACTGGCATTGCCACGTCTGGATCATATTATATATTCGACGAATACTCGACGGGTGTATATTTTCCTGGACTGACGACCCAAAGTATAGGTGGAGGCATTTCATTAACTTCTGAATTTGGTGGCCCGTTAATTACAGAGCTTGGGCAGTTAATAACCACAGAGGAAGACCCATCTACACTTACGCTCCATTCTTACATAACTGTTCCATTAAGTGCTTCATTGAAGAGCCCAAAAACTCTTCAAATGAATTTGACTATTAACACGCCGACATTTACTACTATATTAAATGCTGATTCTGGATGGGCACTTGCTGCTGTTCCACATTCAACTATTTCTGGAATTGGTAAAGTTGTCTTATATGACAGCTCTGCAAATGTGGTCATGAGCACAGGGTATGAAGAAATATTTAATAATGAGTTATTCAATATAACATTAAGATCTACACCAGCACAATCCAGTATACGGGTTATAAAAACCGAATCGGAAGATGTATTTTTCGATACGTTTGTAACAGAATCAGGATCATTTAATAATGTGTGGCAAAATACTGGATATCTGTATATCGGTAGCTCTGGGTCGTTCTTCGGAAGTTCTTCGTTTGTAGGAACACTGGATGAAGTTAGATTGTGGAGCGATGTTTTATCTGATGAAACCGTTGTAAATACTGCATTTGATCCAGGGTCCAACGCAGGAGATACATATACAGCCGCAGTTGATAGTTTAATTTTGCAATTATCATTTAACAATATAAACACTGGTTCATTAATTACTAGTTCGTTATTCTTAAATGAAGCACCGACTTCATCGGCTTATTTACAATTTGTATCTGCGTCTAATATTACAACTGGTAGCATTGCCCGATTTAATAGAACAGTTCGTCAACTTGTTCCAACTGTTGGTGTTACATCATATGTTTCTAACAAGATAAAACTATTAGATCGCCCATCAAACGTTACTGATAAAAATGGCGTAATCAGACTTCATAAATCAAAGAGTATATTCCGTCCAGATAAAAAGAAAATAGCACGTGGGCGAAATAGAATAGTATTAGCAAACTCTCCGGTTGAAATAGTTAACCAAAATATTATTCGTAATTTTGGTCTAGAAAATGTCAATACTGCTCTGGGTGTTCCGACAACGTTGTATAAGAATTTTGAAAGATCATTAGAATCTTTGCGGAAATATTATAACAAATATTACTATGTTGATGTCGATTTAAATCAATATATTAGAATATTATCTGAAGTATCTTCGGTCATGGATCAAGTGGTTGATTATTTCATACCATCACGTGCTTCTGCGTTAAAGGGCGTATTGATTGAGCAATCTATACTTGAACAAACGAGAATACCTCCCATAAAAGATGCTCGTCTCTATGGAAATAATTCAAGAAAGACATTAAATGCTGTTGGATCACTGACGAGCAGTAGACCGGATTATAGTGCAACATATGCTGTATCATCAATAATAGAGCCATCTCCAGAAACAACTGGTAAATATACATTGATTCAGGCAGAAATGGATGCTGCTCCTGTATTGAAAGGAAGTACTTCATTGATTTCCGGATCTATTGATGTAGTGGATAATATATTGAGCGGTAGTGTTTCTCAATTAACTACAACAATACATACAGAAGAAACTACTGTCATTGCTTCTGAAAACAAATCGTATTCGGCTACAATAGATCACAATCTATTTGAAATGAATAAGATCCCTTATAATGCAAATAATAATGGATCGGTTGGGGCAGAACCATTTGATAGAATTTATCCAAGAAAATTATTGGCACAAGAAATTGAGCGGCCTCGTCATGGAGGAACACAAAGTATTTATTTACCTGCATTGTATGACATTCCACCAATTGCTGATTTTAAGGATTTGGGCGTATATACATTCTTTAACCATCCAGAAGGCGTATATAGATTCCCTGTTATTAAAAAGAAATTGTCATATATTCGTCCATTAAACCAACAATGGAATTATGGAACTCAGCAATTTGAAGGTATTACAACGTGGTCATATGGAAATGGATACAAGATATATGATGTAGTAATGCAGCAAGTGGATCTTCATGATTCTGGCAGTTTGTCAATTGAAACGATTCTTGCCGCTAGGGCAGGTAATAAATTATATTATGCATTTACAACTAGACCATCGTATGTTCCAACAACAGATGGCTCTGCATTTTACTCTGGAAGTGTTCCTTCATTTTTACCACCGTCATTGGATAGAGATAATTGGGAATTAATTAGATTTATTCCGGTGCTGGATTATGAACCACGGAGAGTCGTATTTGATACGTTCACCTTCCCAGATCCCAGAGATACGAATTACAAATTAACAACCGTTGCGTATGAATCGGCAATCGATGTTCCAAATAGATTTGTAGATAGTTATAATATACAAAATATTTCTGCTAACTCATACACGACTGGTGAACTGATAGTTCAAAATATTGCAAATTTGTTAGCAGTTCAATCAGAAGAAGCAAATATTAGACTGCGATTGTATAGAACTGCCTTTGATAGAGATACCGACATTACTCGTCCAATTGAAACTCCTCCGTCTATAGACAGCGGATTACTGGTTGATATGACGATAGATCAGAGTAATGTGGCACAAGTTGTTGGACCTGTAGTATCATTAATCTCGGATACATCGCCGTTATCAGGAGTATTGTATTATACAATAGATAACTTGACAACTTCTCAAAAGATAGGATTTGTCTTATCACTATATTATTTTGCTATACAAATTCAGAGAAGAGTTCCGTGGGGATATCTCAGAAAGCATTATAGATATTTTAGAGATAATTCTACGGCTACAAAGAGAAGAAATTACTTGGGTTGTAAGAATACTGCAAATACCACTATTGATGGATTACCTCCCGTGCAGGTATTCTATGGCGAAGGAACGGATTTGATTGTTTCGTCTACACAAACAAATCAAGAAATAATTACCGGCGGTGGCGGGCAATTAAATGTTACTTAATTTTTAGCACTATATATTTATATTAGACCTCTTATAATTGGAGTTGATACATATGGGATATTTAACGGGAAATGAAATTACCGTGGATGCTATCTTGACTAAAAAAGGACGAGAGCTATTAGCAATGGGTCGCTCCGCTTTTAATGTCACGCAATTTGCGGTTGCAGATGATGAGATTGATTACGGATTGTATGACACTGCTCATCCGCTTGGAACGGCATATTATGGTAATGCAATCGAACGTATGCCGATTGTTGAAGCCTCTCCAGATGAAACACAAAATTTACGATATAAATTGGTAACGCTTTCAAGAGGTGCTGCTAATATCCCAACAATTCAGGTGGGCATTGCTGCTATAAATCTAACGTATAGTGCAACTGCAAATCCAACATCTCCTACAATTAAGCCAACTACAAGCGATGGCACATTAAACGGCCCCGCATTTGGCTATACAGCTATTTTATATGATAGCGAAGCTGCTGTGTTGAGTGGAACACCAGTTCCAGGAGCAAGCACTGTTCCGGTGTTCTTTGGTGATGTTCCTTTGACAAACGCGGTAGTTTTAAGAGGTCTAGATTTTACATTACGTCCACGTAACGTAACTAAGAAAACTGAAACACAGTTAGTAATCATTGGAAATGAAACCGGTGCAACCGTAACTATTCCGGTTACTATTAATCCAGCAACGACTAGCTAATAGGAAATTCATATGAGTATCTATACTAGATTTTCGGACGATGATATCGTAAAAGCATATCCAACAATTGTCACAACTGGACTTTGGTCTAATGATACCGGATCATTGACTTCTCAACTATACATTGACACACGAGGACAAATTCCTCTTAGTAAAGAATATTACTTTGATGTATATAACTTAGATCCAAGTTCATCCGCAGCAACTGCGGAAGTTCAATTTTCTGTAGCGTATGGTCACATCAAAGGCGGTGGTTCTCCAACACTAGCAGAAAATCAAACATCAACACTGTCATCAAAAGCAATTTATAGCCAATACAGAAACTTGTTGCTTGACCCAAGTGATACAAAATTCACATTTAATGGTGTTGAATCTGATCATATTTATGTAATCAATGTTCAACGTGCACGAATGCGCGAACAATTAGATCCAGGTAATTGGGAACTTCCACTTTCTGGTGCAAATGGAATTCGCACGTATATTGATACAAGTGGTCAAGGAGCATTAACTTCGACAACATTATCTACCACAAAAGCTGGTAGAGCGTATTCCGTTGTATCCGGTTCGTTGGATGGAACGGCAGGTTCGATTACATCGTCTCTCACGTTTAGTGGATCTGGATATGGAATAGTTTACCCAGATTTGGGATTAATTGTTCTTAATCCAAATACAATTTGTTCGGACGTAGGATTTTTTGTATCGTCATCCGATAATTTTGTTGGTAGTGTAGCAACATCAAGTTTTGTCTCTCCATTTTATAGTGCTAGCATGTTTTCTGATAGCAAGGTAAAAGCAATTCGTCCAATGGCACCGGTTACTCATTCTGTTGTGTATGGAACCGAAAAGTCTGCATATAACCATGCTGGATTGTTTGTTTCGTTGAACTTGGCAACATCTGGTAGTGGAAAACCGTTCAAGGCACGTTCTGCAGAAACCATTTCATCGACGCATTATTTCGTTCGCTTAAGAAATAAGCAATACAATTATTCTAACAACCCAACATTCTACAATCCAGATACCGGTGCGTTAATCTATGCTGATTTTAGAAATAATCCAAAAGTGTTTATTACTACGGTTGGGTTGTATAATGACGCAAATGAATTATTGGCAGTTGCTAAGTTGAGTAAACCCGTTCCAAAGAGTTTTGATGAGGAAGTTTTATTGCGAGTTCGATTAGACTTCTAAACTTGAGTTTGGAACACATAAAAATCAACTGACCATGACTTGTATACTATGTATATGGGAAATGGTCAGTTGTTTATTAGGAAATAATATATGAAAATATTTGGAACGGTTGGAAAAAAAGATTATTCTGTTCAAGACGTATACAATTCTGCTCCAATGTCATGGGAAATGATTTCTTCTTCGTATGGAGTAGAAATTACATCACCTAGTAATTTGCAGGGAGCGGTTGTTATCAATCGTGCCAGCGCAAATGCAACATTTGATTCATCTGACAAATATGTTGTGGGAGATGAGAACGTTGATACACAAATAATGGAATATTCATTATACCGATCAATAAAACATTTGTTCTATACCAATGGATATTTTTATAATAAAGGTGATATGAGCACATCCAGCATAGCAGGATTGCCAGATGATTTATTTGTTGTCAGTATCGCCCAGACTTTTTATGGAGACAGAGTAAAACCTGGCAGTTTTGTTTTGAGTATAGATGAAGTTGGAAAAGAAATTGTGGATGATGCGGTTGGTAATTTATATGTAAGTCAATCTGGAACGGGAACGTTTGTTGGAAATATTTTTTATTCGAAAGGAATTGCTGTTATACGTCATAATACCGGATCCGCAGTTACTTATATCGGCCCAAGTGGATTAAAGCTGGTGAGTGCGTCGGTAGCATATGTAGATTACGAAAGTGATGTCAAATACTATAGACATGAAGCAGTTGTAACTTTAAAACCAACTGATTATAACATGTCAGCATTTAATCCATCAATGGGGCAGGTATATAAGGTTACTGGTTCTATAACGTCTTCGTTGGCTGCACAAAACATCCAACCAACCAGTGGCAGCGATGTTTATAGTTTATATAAACTCATGTCGTCAAACATAATAAAACCATATGTAACGTCGGTTGGGCTATATAATGATAAATATGAATTATTGGCTGTAGCTAAATTAGCAAACCCAATACAACGCACTTTTGATATTAACCAGATATTTATTATTAGGTTTGATACCTAATACTTTTGGAGAACTGTATGTCATTGATTGATCTTTACACAGGTGCTGCTGCAACCTCGTATGTTGGAAGAGTTAGACTAAATCAAACAGGAATAACTAGTGCTACCCAAGATGGAACATCAACTGATGCTCCATTAACACGTGGCGTAAACTTGATGGATGCATTTAGAAGAAGTGCCGGTGGCGATCCAGCAAGTGATGCAATGCAAAAAGAATTTACTAGAAATCCAGCAGGTGCATTCAAATATGCTGGTGCTGGTAAAATTCCTGGAACAGGAGAGTCGGAAGACGATCAAAAAAATCTAACTCGTTGGACTAGTAAGGCATTGCAATTTGCATTTACTGATCCAGGAATTACGAGAGAAGGAGGAGTTGCCGGATCTTTATTTAGCTTATACAAAAATAGAATACGTGCAAATCACAAATACACACCAGCAGCTACTGGAACGTTCGCTAGATTCAACGTTCAATTACCAACTGCTTTCCAAAAAGATAGAGCTACACGTGGAACTCCCGCACCATCTCCATCAGGTCTTAACGGATAATACAAAAACAAATGAGGTTATATGAAGCCACGAAGCGCAAAGGCAAAGGGGCGTAAATTACAAAATAATGTTCGTGATCTAATACAGGAACACTTTCCGCAGCTACATCCAGATGACGTGGTGTCCACGCAAATGGGTGGTTCAGGAGTTGACATACAACTTTCTCCTGCTGCACGGAAAGTGTTTCCGTATTCTATTGAGTGCAAAAACACGGAAAAATTGAATATTTGGGAAGCTCTGAAACAAGCAGAAACCAATATAAAAGATGGAACCCGTCCAGCATTATTCTTTAAACGGAATCATTCCAAGACGTATGTTGCGATAGAAGCAGAACATTTTTTTGAATTAATCACTAAATTACAAACGGTTGACAAGTCATAGACAATCTGTTAGATTGCATCTATGATGATACTTTCCCTTTTACAAGAAATTTTAGGACCATATCAGCAACAGCGCGATGAATATCTATTCTCGTGTCCTTTTTGTCATCATCATAAAAAGAAATTATCTATTAATATTGCAACAAACAAGTGGAAGTGTTGGATTTGTGGGAGCAAAGGTGGGCACATTCTCTGGCTATTAAAGAAGCTGAATGTATCAAAAGATTTATTACAGCGGTTCAAGGATGAGTTAGGAGAGGTAGACTTACATAAGTTTAAGATAACAACTTCTGAAACTACGCTACGACTACCACCGGAATACAAGCCGCTGTGGAAACCAGAAAAGAGCTATCAATATTATCACGCTATTACTTATCTTAAAAACAGAGGGATTACATCAGATGACATCTTACGGTATCGTATCGGATATTGCACTGAAGGTGCGTATGCTAATAGAATCATACTTCCTTCATATGATAGAAATAATCACCTCAATTACTTCACCGGACGACTCTTTTACGATGAAGGAATGAAGTATAAGAATCCTCCGGTATCAAAAAATGTTATTTGTTTTGAAAATATGGTAGACTGGTCGGAACCAGTTATTTTATGTGAGGGGATGTTTGATGCTATCGCGCTTCGCCGGAATGCTATACCGTTATTGGGCAAGACGTTACCGAAAACGCTTGAACACACGTTATTACAGCAGAAAGTATCTAAAGTAATTATCTTTCTTGATGAAGATGCTAAGACAGAAGCATTGAAACTTGAGAACCATCTGCGTCAGTATGACATGGATGTCAGTATGGTATTAACCAGCGGAAAGGATGCTAGTGAAATGGGTTTTGAAAT